TTTATTTACACTCTATCTTCATATTGAAAAGTGTCTCCGCTAATGGTGAGAAAACTATTATGATAATGTTTTCTTGTTCACCACTTTCTTTTTTCAAAGTAAACGATGTTTCACCTTTTAAAACATTTCCATATGTATCCCAAACAGTTGATAATCCTTTTTCAACACTTTTAAGTTTTTTGGTTATGGTTTCTGCGTTACCATCACCTTTTTTAAATATACTTTGAATGGGACTACCACCAACTTTGGTAATCTCTGCGTTTATAGATTCTAATAATCCATCATTTTGTTTGTACCATACTAATTCTGCGGGAAATATTCTTGGGAACTTATCAACTATGTTAGTATTATTTTGTTGTGTATATTTAGAAGGATAAATATCTTTATAAAATCTGTTTTTAATATTTTTAGGTACACTAGCCATTTTATAAAGTCCACTACCAGTCTTATACAAATCACCAACAAACCCACTCCAAAATTCTTGATCTCCGTATTTCACATAAAATGCATCAGGAACTACCAAAGGATTAAAACTAATTGTTACTTCACCCGCACCTTCGAAAGGCCACTTTCTCTGAAATGCTTTAGTAACAAAGTTATAAGGTTTTGTACCTCTACCACCCTTTATTTCATATGATTCATTACATTCTGGTGGTTTAGGTTGTTTCTTACATTCACACTTTTTCCCCGACTTAATTAATTCTTCACCTTCATTTGGACAAACACATTTAATATTCCCTTCATCATCTTTTTCTTCTTTTAAACCTTTTTGACATCCACATTTATTGGTTTCTTCATTAAGTTCTTGACAAGTAGGACATTTTTTCTTCTCTTTTTTACACTCACAGTTTTCATCTGGTGGTTCATTACTATCTATACAAACACATTTACCATCAACTTCTTTTAAACCTTTTGATTCTGAACAAACACATTTACCATTTGCGTCTTTTTCCATACACTTATCTGAACACCCTTCAGGTTCAGGTTCAGGTTCAGGATCTTTAACAAAACATAACTTAGCGTCAATCATAACAATTTGTCCATTGTTTAAATCACTAGGTTTATTTTTATCTATTTTATTACCAGTATAAACAGTACCACTTTCAAACGTTATTTCAGACTCATTAAAACCTTCAGGTAGTTTTACATTAGATTCTTTAGCAGAATTTATAATATTAGTTTTTAATTCTTTTAGTACGTTTTTCGCTCTATTTAATGCTAATTTTGTATTTCTAGTTGTACCACCACTATTACCTTTGTATTCTATGTCACCAAAACCTGCACATCCCGAAGACCATTTCTTTAATGACGGAGTTCCTTTTGTCTCATCATACTCATTACACCATTCGGGTTTAACATTACCACCATTGGAATTACTAGCACCCCCAAAAACTTTTAAATCACTTAGTGTTAAATGCCCACCAGTCAAATCACTACCAAACTTTTCTTTTAAACTATTTATAAATTTATCATGAAACTTTTTAGCACCATCTCCTACACTTATATTAACGTTGAAGTTTTCTGTATTAGTAACTATAATACAGTTCTCTTCTTTTTTGAGTGCTTTCATTATTGAAGAAGAACCTTTTGTTGTGGTATCACTTTTAGTAGTAGTAGTCTGAGTTTTAACTACCTTAGTTGATACTTCATTAATAGGTCTACCTTTTTCATACACCATTAAATTTTTAATCCTATTTAATTGTTCTGTTAAATTTTTCATATATAATTTGGCAGTTTAATATAAAAACTGTATATTTGTTATATAAATATAAAACAACTATGAAAAATTTAATTATTATATTCTTATTTTTTATCCCTACTTTAATTTTGTCTCAAAATAATTTCACACACGATTATTTAGTTAATGATATTATTAAAAATAAAAGATGGGAATCGGACATAAAAATTTACATCTATGGTAATTGTAGTGAAGAAAACAAAAATACTATAAAAGAAACTATAGACTATTTCAATTCTTTGTTAGAAACCATACAAATTAGTTTAGTGGATAAAAAAGATGAATCTAATTCTATTATTTATTTTCTTACAGATAAAGAATATAATAATCTATTTTCTTGGTCAGATCACTCAGATAATATTGGGGCAACATATAATAAAAAATCTTTAGAAAAGGATAATACATTAATAGGTGCTAAAATACATATCGATACATATATAAATAAAGTATACGACTCCTTTGATTATGTAATCAGACACGAAATGTTTCATATGTTAGGTTTTAAGCACCACCATAACGAAGGTAATTCCATAATGGTTTTAGAAAACTTCACCGAAAAGGATGAAGAAATGATTAAATACCTTTATTCAAAAGATTTTAAGTTTTAAAATAAAAAAAGTCACCTTACGATGACTTTCTTATTTCTTCACTACCTCTTTCATGTGGTGGATTATATGGACAATGTAAACAACCATTACCACAACACCTTCCCCTTCTTTTATGATATGATTCTGTCATAACCATTCTACCATTACTATCATAATAGTAATCAGAAGAAAGGAGTTTGTTTCCAAACTCCCTTACATATAATTGTTGTACCCAATCATCTGATGCATTTACTCTCATATCTATACGATTTCACAAGCTCCACCTGCACAAGCAACTTCTCCAGATAGATCGGTATTATCCTGTAATTCTACAATTTTAGCCAAATTAACATTACTTAATGACTTCATCATAGATTCGTATTTTTCTACATCACAATCTTCGAATGGTGCTTGTTGGTATGTTCCACCATTATATGGTAATACAGATAAACCATTATAGTGTTCTCTGTTATCCCACATCCAATTACCCGCAAGTTCCCAATCTTCTTCTTTCAATGAAACTGTTGCAGATACGTTATGTGTATTTTGTCCACCTCTATGTCCAAACTTAATCCATTCTTTTGATACTCTTTTTACTCTTTCCAATAACTCAAAAGGTGATTCATATCTTAAAATAGAACCTTCTGGTGACTTTTGTGGTATAGATATAACTGCAGTATCATGTGGTCGGAATACTTCATCCTCAACCAACTCTGGGTGGTTTACAGAAAGGTAAGTGTAAATTGCTTCATTCTTACCTACTCTAATTCTTCTAACATAGTAATCATTGTGCCAAGCATGTATTCCTGAAGATGTACCTAAAACCAATGATGAGGTACCAGATGGTTTTACTGTAGTTGTTCTAGCCGCTTTATTAATACCGATTAAATTAGCAACTCTTTCATTTTCTTCTTTAACTGCTTTAGCTGCAGATTTCATATCGTAACCTAATACTACACCCGAACCAATACCTGTCATCCCAACACCAATTAATGCGTCTTTTTGAGTAGTTCTCTTCCATACGTCTCTTAAATAGTGAAAGTCTGTGTATCCAGCTTGTAATGTACCAATAAACGCAGCACCTCTAACTCTTTTTTCAAAGTCTTCTTGTGATTGTATATCTGAAGCATTAACCTCACATAAGTTACAGAACTGATAAGGTCTCAAACCTATCTCACAACAAGGGTTAGTTCCCCAATCTTTGTCATTAGAAAAATAAATTCCTGGTTCACCTGCACCACTCAATTCAATTCTTTTCCATAAATCTGAGAAAAACTCTTTGGTTACTTTGTGTCTTAATAATACCGCTGAATTATTCGCTCTACCCCTTTGTGGGTTAAGTTCCCACCAAGATCCTGATTTACAAGAAATCATTTCATTGTCATCCGCACTAAATAAACTAATCAACGCTGCCCTACGAATACCACCTGCTAATACCGCATCTGCAATATGACAAACCATATCGTGTACTTCAATAGGTGATAACTTATCACCATCCGACTTAGCATCTAATACCTTTTTAATGTTATGAATACAATCTTTTAGTGGTTGTGGTCCTGGTGCCTTACCACCAGATGTGACTAACAACGCCCCTTTTTGTCTAATATCTGAAAAATCAAATATAGGTGTTGATGTCTTAGAACCTAAATATGATTCTACTAACACTTTGATTGCATCTGCCCAACCTTCAATAGAATCACCTATCAAATATCTTCTACTTCTTTTAGGGTTTGGTTTTCTAATTTCTGGTAACGCATCTACGTGATGTTTTTGTACTGAAAACCCAACACCTGTACCACCTAATAAAAGAAACATTGTTTCTGAAAATGCGTCAACATGATCGATAGGTAAATACGCACAATTATATACTCTGTTTGGTGATATTTCAATCGGTTTACCACCGAATTGTAAACTTCTCATTGATGGTAATATTTTCTTATCATATACCATCTGATAAACTTCTTCTATCTCGTCCTTAATATTAGGATACTTCTTTTGGTGCATTTCTTTATTTCTACTAACTAATTCTTCCCAAGTCTCTCTTCTATTTTTGTTTGGGAGATATTTAGCGTACTTCATATACACTGTAATGTCTGATAAAATTTTGTTTGATAACTCCATATTTTTTTACTTTTTTACTTTTTTACTTTTTTTTAGAGAAAGGAATCCCTTAATAGTTTAATTTATAAACCATAAGATTCTTTTCTTAAAATGGTTGCTTATTATTTGTGGAACTTCTCTTTTTCTCTAATGTTTTACTAATGAAATCTGAATCCTTTTTCTTTTGTCCCTTTTCGTGTTGTAAAAGTGATACATCAGTACTTTCGCTAGTGTCAATAACTAATGTACCATTGTCGAAAACAATGTCATCGAAAACTACTCCGTCCCTACCAAAACGTGATTTAAGAATGGCTAATGTTGCTCTACCTTCTTCTTTTTGATCTAAAGTCTTTGCAACTGATAATATAAAGTGCCCTATTTGTCCTTTTTTAATTGAACCTCCCATCATATTTGCTTCTACCAAATCTGCTCCGATAGCACTTCTGTTACCTTGCACTGCAGTCCAACCAGCAATATCTAATTCCGATAACATAGTTTCGAATTGTCTCATAACATTTCCTTCACCACTATATTCGTCTTTAAAATGTTTTGTTGGTTGAATACAATCGATGTAATCAACAAATACAATATCAGGTTTAATACCCGATGAAATTAACTTACGTAAGTATTGTTTGATGTGTGGAATAGTAGTACCATCACTAGACATTTTTTTAAGTATTAGGTTATTTTCTAATCCTTGAAATCTAGGGATAAGTTCTTTTACTTCTTCTTTTCTATCACCTAGTTCACTTAAATTTATTTCAGTAAAACATGTTAAGTGTTTTCTTTGAATAACTTTCACATTATCCTCAAAGAAAATCTGCACTACATTCTTCCCTTCTAAATACGCAGTATTCGCCATTCTAGTAATCAATGTAGTTTTACCCACACCAAATGCTGCTAAAATGACACCTAATTCACCTTTAGATAATCCACCACCCATAAGATTATCAATCCCAACCAAACCTGTTGCAATAGGATCTCTAAAATCATCAGCTAAAACGTCCTCAATCGCATGAAAAATATCTACTCCTTCATCTTTTTCCATACCAACAGATATAGCCTGTTTAACTAATTCTTCACACTCATCATATCTATCAAAATCTCCAATATCTAGAATTTTTTGGATTTTCTGAGTAGCCTTCTTAAGTTCTTGTTGTTTGCAGAACTTAATGGCAACATCCTGTGTATGTAAACAGTCTTTATTGTCAGATTCTCTAACTTCCTTAATAAGTTCAGTTGCGGATTCTCTAGCAATTTCTCTCCTAACTTCACTTTTAATTATGTTAAAAATGGTTTCATAAGACGGAATTGTCTCATATTTTTCATAGTAATCTTTTACACTAGCTACAATTAATCTCATATATTCGTTGTCAAAGTAATTTGGATCAACTATTGATACGATACTCTCTGAAAATTTATGATCTTCTACTAATTGTTTAACTAATTTAACCTGAAAACTATACCCTAAATAACCTAAATTTAAACTCTCATTTTTCGCCATTCTTTTTCTGATTTTAGTTATTAATAAATATACCGTCTAGCTGATAACCGCACAAATTTTTTGTATAATTTTTACGACTTAACCCCTGTTGCAAATAATCGATGATTTTTGGTATAATTTTTCTTATATCAACATCATATCTTACATTAGGTGGGTAATCATTACCACTAAAAATCTTTTCACAAACTACTCTTCCTCTAACTTTTATTTGTAAAGTGAAAAAGTCTTCGTTTTCATATATATCTACTGGTTCTGTTTGTTCTTCAGTACTCGCAACAAAATAATTATAATATCTATCCATATAATTATATGTATTATTTTTAAAATGTTTTTGGATTAAACCTACTGCATCATCTATAGTTTCTTTTAATTCATACGATTTTAAAGATTCTCTATTAAAATTGTTTATTGGAAAATTTCTTCCAACAATTGGGTTTCCGTTGATTAAAAACAGAAATTCATAGGGGTGTGTTTTATACTTCTTCATAACTTATACATTTTCTTTTTTGTAATAATTTTTCTCTTTCTTTATTATTGATAGAAATGGTTGTAAAAATTTTATATAACCATCTCTTCCACCTGGTATTGCCCACATTAAACCATCTTCAATCATCATATTAATCACATTTTTAGTTTCTCTACCTTCAGGGTCAATAGAGGTATTAAATAAGTAATCTAAATCAGATTTACAATTTTCTGTTAATAATGGATTTTTTAAATCTATAATCTTATCGTTTACTTCATAAATCATCTCTTTCTGAGAACCTTTAGTGACTTTATTTAGTATATTATCAAGTGTTTTCAATCTAGTTTTCCTTTCTTTTTGTATATCTTCAATTTTACTAAAAATATATTCCAAAGTCAAAGTTTTTTCCATAATTTCAGGAAAAAATTTTACTAATGTTTTTTCACTAACACCTAATATACCTTTTATGTTATCACTAACATCACCAGTAATGGTTTTAATTAATTTAAGGTTTGATGGGTGATGATCGAAATCAACTAAATAGTTTTCTTCAGTTACTATCTTTTTTAGGTTAATTACATATACACTAACCCTTTCATTGATTAGTTGACATAAATCTCTATCGTTACTCATAATAACCACATTCTCATCCTCTGACATATTTTTCACATAGTATGCGATAGAATCATCCGCTTCAACAATAT